CTGCCGCCACGTTTCCGCTTTTCCGTCTATCTGATTCTTAACATCAGCAAGAGTGTTTGCGTACTCTCCCTTGATCCAGTTGTTAAGAGAGGAGTCATCAGTATATTTATTTCTTTTTTCCCAGTCTGTAGCATTAAAATTTCCGCTCTCTCTCGCAGTCGTACAGGTCATAATATCTGCACTGGAAGAATCGAACCATAAGTCACCCACATCATACGGCGTAGTTGGCTGCTTAACGAAAATCTGAGCCTTGCCATCAATCGCGTCAAATACGGCTTGCGGCGGCGTTGATGTCATTTCCTGCCATGCTGAGCCATTATAGATATAAGTTTTCTGGTTCTCTGTGTTGTTCCACAAGTCGCCCTTATGCTGGGCTTTCAGCTCATCCGTTGTCCAATTGGCCGCCGGATCAGTGCTCTGCCGCCACGTTTCCGCCTTACCGTCAATCTGAGTAGACAAGTTGGCAATAGTCTCTTTGTAGTCGCCGGAAAGGAAGTTTTCAAGCGCGGTATCGTCTGTATAAGTATCTTTTTTCGCCCAGTCGGACGCATTATACTTTCCAGATGTGCGCTTAACTACGCAGACAAGGATATTTGTTCCGGTGAACCATGTATCGCCTACGTCATAAGGGGGAATCGGTTCGCCAACAAAAATCTGCGCCTTGCCGTCGATTTTGTCAAAAACATCGTCTGGAACGCTCATTTCATGCCAGCTTCCGTCCTTATAGATGTATTCGACATTGTTAGTCGTGTTATGCCACAAGTCGCCGTTATGAGCCGCTTTTTCGCGTTCCCATACGGTCAGAATGTTTGCGCCGGTGCTGTCTGTGATATTTGCGCCGGTATGGTCCTGCAATGGTTCAGATGTGCTATTATCTGTCCACTGTAAGGCCGGATCTGTTGCCTGGAACCACGTTTCGGCTTTCTTGTCGATCGATTTGGAGATTTCGACAAGTGCTTCGGCATAATCGGTGTAGATGAAATTGTTAAGTTCAGAATCGTCTGTATACTTAACCGCCTTGATCCAGTCAGAAGAATCATAGGCACCAGACTGTCGTGAGCGCTGACATCTCATAAGGTCGGAAGTATCATTTCCCACCCACAGGTCACCTACATCGTACGGAGGATACGGCGTAGCTGTAAAAACGCGGCGTTTTGAATCTGCGGTGTCTTTCGCTTCTGCGGCTTTCTGCATAGCAAGCGTGATATCGGTATCCTGTACGAGCTGCCAGTTCCACGCCGATCCGTCTTTCTGGAAGCGGTACGCATAGCCTTTCGACTTCCAATAGAATAAGTCTCCCTCATGAGCAGTCTTCTTCTCCTCGGTATCCCATTCTTTCGCCGGAACGTTGTTGAGCGTAGGCTCGTAATCGTAATAGAACGTTTCGATCTGACCGTCAATCTGCTTTTGCAGGCTGGAAATCATAGGGTTGTATATATTGCTCGTAAAGTCGTTCAGAGAAGATTCCGCTTTTTTTTCGGCAATATCTGCCACCGTTTCGCCCTGAATGGAAAGAGAAACCACGCTAAGCCGGACTTCTCCCGTTTCAGCATCCATGTAGACGGTCTGTTTTCCGTTTCTGTCCTGGATGATAAGGGTGCCGCCAACTCCCCAATCGAAATTAATACCAATAGTAGTCATGATCTTAGCTATCATGACTCCATCTACAGTAAATCCACCGTTCCAAGTCTTTCCGCCGTCGGTCGATGCTGTGATTGTATCAGCCGTTATTTTGAAAACACTTTTGGATTCCGCAAGTGTAGGCTTATCGTGCAGATAGTAGATACTGCTGCCATCCGGCTGCACTTCGCTCGAAATATAGGTTCCAGGTGCGTTGGAAACCTGTTTTTCGAGAGCGTCCATCTGTTTTTCAAATTCTTTTTTAATAACCTGCTGCTGCTTTTTGAGATTCTGGTATACTTTCGAGCCAGATGTCGCCTTTTGCGACTTTACGGTTTCTGGGCTGTCTGTATCGCAAGAAATAGACGTACTGCCAAGGTACGTGTAAGTAATATTGCTCAGAACGGAAAAGAAAAGATTTCCTTTCATATCCTGCACGAAACACGGGTCCATAAACTCAGCAAGCGGGTTTGAAATGTGATCTCCGCTGAATGTGTAAAATTCCAGCCCGACAATAACATTTCCGATTAGCTGCAGTGCCTGTGCTTCTTTGCCGGAAATCAATGGATTTTCGATCAAGAAGCAGTAATCTTCCGAACCTACAATATAAGATTGCTTTTCATCTCCATCGTCGTTCTCCGCCTTAACTCCGGTTATCCGAATCATATCTGTCGAAATGCTCGGATTCTTCTGAAATCCAGAAAAATTCTGTGCTTTCGTGTAATCATACGTGCCATCTGACTTTTTAAGGCCGGAAAAATCATAGCTCTTAATAATAACAGCACCGTTGGAATCGCACATGGCATTTCCGCCAGCAATCATAGCGATATATCCGAGCATCTCCCTGCATGTAACATTTTCAGAAATTGCATCTACCACGAAATCACCATTTGTGAATTTCGCGCTTCCAGCAACAAGATTACACTGAATGCAGACATCCCGATAGATATTAAATATAGTCGCCGGAAACGTCGTATTTGCAACGTAACTATCGGATGTTTTCGCCATGTAATCTGCAGCAACAAGCGTAATTGTGGATCCCGGCGTGGTCGGCTCAACTACAGAAAAGATTCCCTCTTTGATTTTTTCTACGCTTCCATCATCCAGCGTCATTCCCGTAAAAAGCGTGATTTCTGCGCCGTAAAAGTCAATGGCATCAAATCTTCCGTCGTAGTTATCCAAATTAAGCTCTATTGTTCTTGAAAGCGCCACACCGAGGGGGAATGAACTTCCCCCATTGGTGGTGATGCTGTTACCGTCAATTCGAAAATCTTTGGACGGATCCAGAGTCAATTTTGTGCCGTTCCGTAAAACCACGTTCGCGTACGCATAACATGCAGAACCGTTTTCTACTTTTTTCCTAAATTCTGTGCTTACATTTTTCATGATGGGTCAATCCTCGTTACCTGGAAACTAAGACTTGTGCATTTTTCCTCGCCCTCTTTGAGGGAATATATCGCTGTGTCAACGTTTGCAACATAAAATGCATGTGTCTCCCATTTTGCGGTTTTGATATTGAAATAATGGAAATTGAACTGAGACTTGAAAACAGTCTTTGAAAGGATTTCCGCTGCTGCTTCAAGGGTAATATCGGTCCATTTAAGGTTATACGCTTCAACAGTGAATAACCTTGTGTTGACCATTTTGCCGTTCATAAGCCGCCCGGAATCGTCCGAAGATGTTGCTGCAAAAGCAATTGTGTAACCATCTTCGTCAACATCTGGCGGCGTGTAGCCATCAAACTGCAAATGATTTTGTGCCATGTATGCCCTCCTTAAGTCGTAGACAGCTCGAATGGGTTATTTCCACCCTGTATCTGCTGCAGCTTTGCTTCGCTGATTGTTTCCTTGAACAGGACTTTTCTGTCCAACTGTGCAACGAAAGTATAGCTTCCATTGCCTTTTCCAGACTCTTCCCGGACAATCTTACGGATAAGCCCCTCTGGTGCTTCGATATTGTTTCCGCTTTTCTGATCTCCGAGCATTGCCAGAAACTCCTGGTTTGGTGGGATGACCGCACCGGATGCCAGATGTGGGATTCTTCCGATAGTTGGAATATTTACATGCGGAATTCTATTCACGCCGCGGATCAGATTATTGATTGCTCCGATTGCCTGATTAACCATGCTGATGATCCCATTAATCGGAGCACGCACAACATCACCAATTCCGCTCATGATACTCGAAAAGATATTTTTGACGCTCTGCCAAGCATTCCGCCAGTCACCAGTAAACGCGTATTTAATAAAATTCATAATCCCAATAAATACGTTTTTCATAGTTTTGAATATTGACTTAATCAAATCGCAAAGCACCTGCGGAGCAATGCCAGCTACGCCAAAATATTTTACCCAGTCAACAGAGAATAATTTTTTCACCAGTGACATAAATGGAGTTAAAATATAGTCTCCAATCCATTCAATTACAGCGCCGCATGTATCCGCAAATCCCTGTGCTATTTGTCCTGCACCGGAAAAAGCTTTTTTCCAGTCGCCCGTAAACACACCAACAAGGAAATCGATCAAACCGCCGAGCATATCCAGAATTCCGTTCGCCATTTCTACCGCAGCGCCCAATAAATCAATAGCTGCGTCACCTAGCCATTGTACAACAGGAGCCAGTAATGGAATTACATTTTGAAGAATCCAATTAATAAGGGGAACAAGAACGTTATTCCAAATTTGCTGTAGCGCATCAATGATTTTTGCGCACACATCAAGGAATTTATCGACAAAATCTGTAAGAGGTCCATTAATCAAATCTTCGAGCCGCGTTCCCCATTCATCGATGATAGGCACTACATAACTATTGTAAAGATCAAGCAATGTTGCCAAAATAGACGCACAGCCTGATTCGATATCATCAATAAATGGCTTAACGCTCTCATCATAAAATGCAATGATTTTGTCGGATGTATCGTTTAAAAAGTCCTCGATAACCTGCGCGAGTTGCTGAATAGGTGCGATTGTTTCGTTAATCGCTTCAACTAATTTATCTTTGTTATCGATCCATGGCTGCCATGCAAGATACATTTTATCGCGCTCGTATCGTGCAAAAATTTCTACAGCCAAGCCGCCTAAAGATGCAAAAATTCCGATAAGATTTCCTGTCAAATCCTGCGCTGTTTGTGTACCAAACGTTTTTGCAAATACTTCAGCTATCGTTTTTGCTATAATTCCGAATTCATCTGCAATTTCTGCTCCGACATTGAAAACGTCAACCAAAAACTTTTTGATTCTATCTTTATTTCTGCTCAAATAGCTTTCAAAACCGCCCACAAGATTAACAGCCAGTGTAAGGCCTACGCTTGCTATTGATCCGGCTACGACCCCGAGATTATAGATTACAGATTTTGCAAAGCGTTTTGCGGCTCCTACTACTTCCGGGTCCGTGAAGATCTCCGCAAGATTCCTTTTGATGGATGCCAGATCCTTTTTCAGCTCTGCAAGCTGCGGTTTGTAATCTCCAAGGCCATCCCAGAAGCCGGACATAAACAGGTCTTTAATCTTTTTCAGTAAATCAAAAACTTTCTGCAGATTATCCAGAAAAGCGTTAGGGATCTGCTCTTCCGTGAACATCGGCGCACTGCCTGTTCCTCCTCCTCCACCGCCGCCAGCTCCCGGGGATTTGCCGCCACCGCCGCTGCCGGAACCGCTGTCGCTTTTCGAATCCATCTTGTTCAGATCATCGAGAGGGGAAAGGTATTTTTCCGTTGCTTCTGCGGCCGCATCTGCCGCATCTGCCGCGTCGTTGGTTGCGTCCGCTACATCTTCCGCACTCGATGCCGTATCGCTTAGAGATGCCGCATAGTCCTTCTGGACGGCTAATGCTCGGGTGTATGTTTTCTTCCCGGAAAGCATCGAAAAAAACATACTCACGTATGTTGCCGCGGTGCTAAGCATGTCGATAAATTTGGACAGAATAGGTGCAATCGCCGTAAGAATCGGCGCAAATGCTGTCGCAAGACTGTTTTTGAGCCGTTCCAGGCTGCCCCACAACATAGAGATAGCCGAGTTGGTTGAGCCGGATTCCTGCGCCAGGTTGGACATTCCGGCCACAACCGCGCTTCTCAGCTTATTGAAAAGTACGAATAATGAGCGGATGCCTAGACCGTATTTTAACAACATCATAATTCCGTTTTTGGCATTTCCCGCCGCGCTTCCGGTTTCTTTCAGCGAATCTGCGGCTTTCTTTCCGCTGTCAGCAACCTTTTCATTGGATTTTGCCAACTTTGACGCGTTGTCTGATGCGTTTTTAGTCGCTGAATTATTCGCCGAGTTTGAATAGCTGTCAATGCTGTCTTTTACGTCATCATAAGAGGTTTTTAACCGGTCATTGATACTGGCCAGCTTTTCTTCTTGCTGAGCCAACTTTTCCATTGCTGCAGCTGCTTCTTTTACTGGCTCGGTTTTGATTACATCAGTACCAAATTTTTCCTTTTCGCGCATTTTCGCTTCTACTGCACTATATTTTTCGTACAGAAGATCGAGATTTTCTAAGGTGCTTTTAATTTCTTCATCATTAATTCCACCAGTATTTGACGCACGCAATTCGTCCCATTTTGCCTTTGCCACATCAATTTCTTGACTTAATGACTCAAGCTCAGATTCAAGTTCTTTGTATTTGTAAGTCGGAGTTTCACCGCCCAACGCAGAAGAAAACGCTTCTCCGTTTTGCTCCAATTCTTGTAATTCTTTGTTTGCATCATCAATTGTTTTTGCGAGCTGGTCAATATCATACTGATAGCTCTTATACTTTTTGCTGTCTTCACTGCCGCCAAGTGCCACAAATTTTTCCTGCGCATAGATGAGTTTGTCCATCTGCGTCTTAGCAGACTCTATCTGCGCCTGGATCTCTTTGTATTCGTCGGTCGGTATCTGCTGTTTTCCGAGTTCAGCAACCTTTTCTTTGAGCTGTTCGACTATTTTTTCTTGTTCTCTGTACTGATCGTTCAGCTTCGAGAACGCATTCGCCTGTTTGTTGAGTGATGCTTTGGCCTTGTCTCCAAGACCATTAATAGACGAGATACACTGCCGCACATTCGCTTCCAGCTCCTTACTGCCAGCTTTTGCGCCGTTGGTGTCAATCTCCGTATCAATAATGATATAACCGTCAGCCTGTCCCGCCATGCGTTTTTCCTTCCTACCGTGTAACTTTTAACGGTTTGTGCCGGTGCTCCGTATGCTCCGGCAGTTATTTTGATATTCCGAAAAGCTCTCTAAGAGCTGCTTTTTCTTCTTCGCTTCTCTGGCCGCTTGCCGATTTGAGATCGATGATAGCCTTGTTATCTCTGTAATATTCCTGTTCCCACTTGTCCAGTTTCTTTCCTTTGGCTTTTTTATCTCGGATACTTACCACGGTCGCAAACGTGCCTTCGCCGATCTCCATGTAGAATGCAAAAAAAGTCCACCAGTGCAGATACTTCTGACCGCGCACATCTTTTCCGGCAACCTTATTGATAGACGGAATAATAATGGTTGCATCCTGTATCCAGTCCATTAATTTTGGCCTTTTTCGCTTTGTGTCCTCTGAAAACCCGCAGTCAATAAATTCACATGCTTTTTCTGATGCTTCTTCCCATTCGGCGGGTGGCATATCGTCAAAATCAATATAGAGGATAGCTAACATGCTTATGACCTGCTCCGCCCTCTTTTCGTCCTCGGTCATATCTGGTTCGAAAATCTCGGGATCGTTCATACATTGCAAAATATCCAATACCACTCGATAATCTGAGCGTATTGGATATTCTTTGCCTGCAACGTTGAGCGATGTCGGAAGGCTCCACGCGTCCATTATTTACGATATTTTGCAACGTACTTATTCATACGTGTTCGAACTTTCTTCGCCCTGTGTTCGGTCTCAGTTTCGATCACGCGGCCGATAGCGTCAACAACTTCTTCGAAAAACAGTTTTCCAGAAGCAAGCGGAGAGAACGGGCCTAAGATGCTGAAAAATGATTCTTTCGAATCCGATCCGATCAGATAGGAAAGCTCATCAGCAACCATGTTTTCAACCTTTTTGATGTCCGCCTGTTCGTTTTCAGGAGCTGAAAAGCTGTTCAGATGCTCTACAACCTCATCATATCGTGAGATAAGATTGGTGTCGGACGGTCGAAAATCAAATTTCCCGTATACATGGCCCTGCTTATTTTTGATATAATAAGTTTTTAAGCCATCATCAATAATGATGTCGTTACTCTGCGGTTTTACCAGTTTATTGCTCATCTAAAAGCTCCTTTCTATTCGTGTGTGATCTTACGCCAGGGATGTGCTTTTATCGGAAACTGGCGCTGCGCCCTCATTAAATTCCGGAGTTCCGGTTTTAAGAGAAGCTGCGCTTACGTAGCCTTTTGTGAATTTTCCATCCTCAGAAACAGCGAACGGGATATTGAGACCTGCAGTATCGCCGCCGTAAGACTGCGGTTTTACGATGACCTCACGCACGTAAGCAAGATGATTTGTTGCCGCTGTGTCCTCCACGATGACCTCTAGCATAAGTGTTTTACAAGCATCGCCTTTTTTACGCTCGAGGGCAATATCTCGCAGCACCGGATACAGCTTGTTATCCGGATCAGCATAGAACGGGTCAGCATCCATAGACGGCTCATATCCGTTGTCTCTCGTTTTGGTCTGTCCGAGAATGTTTTTGGTTGTTTCTGTGTCCGGGTTAAGCTCTACGGCCATATCCTCAATGTCATCACCTACCAGCACCCAGCTTGCGGATGCCACGACTCTCTTGAAAGTCGAATCAAGGTAAGTGGCCATTGCTTCACGCTCAAGTTTAGACATGTTTTTTCCTTTCTACCGCGTAACTTTTCGCGGTCAGCGGCTGCCGAATCGGTGCCGGTATGATTATTTTTTGAATTTTTTCCGATATTTTAAGGACATACTGATAACCCAGTCTTCCACTTTGTTCTCCGCCACCGTATCAAGATAAGATGGCGTAAGACGGGTTATAGATTCAATAACTCTTCCTTCCGTAAGTGTAGGGTAAGAATTCAGATGATGTTCTTCCCCATCCACCTGCACGGGCTGTTTTTCCAGCCACTTTCCGAGAGTGTCCAAAAATTCCTTGATTTCCGTCTTGACTCCAGGCGTTGTAGGTGCGGAACGGTACACCACAAAAAACGGGTAATTGCAGAGCTGATCTACCATCCCGGTGACCGATTTTTTTTCCGATGCGACAACTGCCCCGCTCACCGGATAGAATGCGATTCCGTCATCCTCTTTTAGAAATGAAAACTTAATCTTTTCGGTCGGCTGCAGACCGGGAAAAGTGTTCAGAACAGTTTCAAGTGCTTTTGTTACGATGTCATAACCGTCAACATCGTACGTAACGAGCTTTTTAACCTCCTCCGGCACGTTTCTTCACTCCTTTCACCCATTGCTTGCCGTGTGCCGCCTTTGCCGCGTCAAACCAGTGATCCGTTGCGGACGGATGTGCCGTTTTATCAAATTTCAGCGGTGTGTCTGTAACAACCTTTTTTGCTCCGGGTCTCGCCCACGCTGAGCGTGTTTCCGGATCAACCATAAGCTTTCCTTCGTACAGGAATCGACCATACGGCGGAGCGCCTGCACACACTTTTCCAGTGCCTTGCAAGGATGCGCTACGCACTCTGGTGGTGTCTACCATGATTCCGTCTCGAAATGGCATGTACGGAATCATATCGTTCATAACCTGCCCGTCAAGCCAAAACTGAGCTTCCCGGAATTGCTTATCGAATCTCGTAAGGTCTACTTGCACCTTAACGTGTCCGTTCACAACCGAAAAACTTGGGAAATGCTTTGTATTACTCATCATCTTCCCCCTATCTCAAAATGAGGAATAAGCCTGTACGGACCGCCTACATTGCTGATGGAAAACACATTATCGTATTTTTTGTTCATGTAGTCATAGAAGCCGCGGTCTACTCTGCTTGTGTATTCCGCGTCTTTCACCACGCCGTACATCTGCCGTTCAACACTTGTGGAAATCGGCCTTTTCTCGTGATCCTGCACGTATGCTCCGTTATTGTCGATAAGATAAGCCTGTTCTTTCTTGACGCAGTAATCGCCGAGCACGAAAAAATCTTCGTTAGCAAAAGTGATTGTTCCCGGGAGTTCTTCATTCGTCTGAGCTTTCCAGGCTTTCGGTGATAACCACTTCTTTCCCTGCACCATAATTGTGCCGTTATATGGCGTGTACGCCACGTGAAGGCTGGCCGTATCGGCACTGTCAATGCCGGTTCGGACAATATTTGCGACCTTATCCGTGATAAGATCCACATGCTGCAGCACGGTCGGATACCAGAATACATTCCCGGTTTGATCTTCGTACCGATTGAAAAGAGTTATGGTTTCATCATACATGGTTTCACCTACTTCTTATTCTTTACAAGCGCCGTTTCATATTGACCGCTAAAACGTGATTTTCCATTCGAGTACCACGTATAGCCTTTTGGATTCGTAAGAGCATTTTCTACGAGTTTCCAGCCTTTAGGGTGGTATTGAAGCGTTTTACCGTCTTACCGTTTACAGTTTTCATCATTCCACTGTTGCTACCTCTTCCACCCAATATCATAACCTCACGCCTGCATACAGGACCGGAACGCCGTCATCCGTCATAACGCCCTGTAGATTTTCGAGAATAATCTGTGTCACGAGCACGTTTTCTACCTTTTTGTCCATCGCCGCTTGTCCGTAGACGCTGGAATTTGTACCGCTGGTTCCGGTCACGTAGGAGATGCTTTCACTGCCGGAAGAAATCGAAGAAACGGCCTTATTGATGACCGTTCCATCTTCTCTCTTTACGGTTCCTACTGTTTCCATCGCGGCATTTTTTACGGTGTCGATCTGAAAAAGCGCATCCGCCAGTGTACAGACCGCTTTCTTGATCTTTTTCTGTGCCCGTTCGTTTTCCGGCAGCCCGTCGGCAAGCCGGTCGAATGTCAGCATATCGATTCGATCACTTGCCCGCTCGGCGTACCGCGGAAAGTCGGATTCTGGCACGGTATCGCCGAAATATGAAGTTGTGTAAAATTCATAATCTGCATAAGCCATGCCAGATACCTCCTATCGAGTGATGATGCGTGCAATTGGGATTGCTTTGATTGGGAAATACTTCTTGGTAGAAGTACTGTTATTATTTGCAAGTTCCCAGTTATCACCACTCTCTAACTGGGAATTCGTTGGAGAAATGAAACTAGGCGTTTTGAAAGAGATGCCGTATGGGGAAAAAATTTTTCTCTGGCGGGAATACAAAGTATCCTCTCCGCCTTTTTCCTTCGGATCTCTATCCATCTCATACGGAACCTTGGCACCACAGTTTGTGTACTCGATTGCACCATTTCCGAGAACGTACGTTGTGTACGCAGTGCCCGCTGGAAGAAGCACAACATAATCTCCTTCTTTTACGTCGGTTACATCGCTCTGCACAGTGGTTTTCGCCACTTCTCCTTCACCAGATCCGGCTGTTGTAACTTTTAATGCCCCAGGATCTGTTTTTGCGGCCTTGACATATTTTGCGTTCAAAGAAGTAGTCGGCATATTGTCATCAATCAGGACAGTGCGGCCATTCAATGTGGCGAGTGTTAAATCTCTTTCGATTCCTTCGCCGTCATTGTATTTCATGTACGCAATGAGTTTGAGATTTTCAAGATTAGTAGCAATCTTAGAATGCATAATTGCCAGACTGAATTTCCCTTTGTTGTCTCCAAGTGCCTGCTGAATCGCATTGTTTAGCGTGGTTTCCGCAAATCCTGTTTCTGTCGCAGACATAGAAACATCGTATGTGTGGTCATTAACAAACTCTTTGTTTTTCTGGCCAGTCATCGAAAAAATTCCTTTCAGTACGCAGAGTAACGTTTCCTGGTCTACGTCATCCCAGTATTCAGCTACTTCCTGCGCTGCTGGCATAAAGTCTTCTCCAGTGATATCGGAGGAGAAATCTTTTTCTGTCCATCCGTGTGCACGTCCAACTACAATTCTTCCGTGAGTGTAAGTATCTCTGGAATCAGCAGTGATATCCGTATTGCCGTCATAATTATCCGCAGTTCCGCCAATTCTTGCCTTGATCGGAATTGTAATATAGTTTCCGCCTGTCTGATCCGGAAGCATAGTTGCATACTGTGGTTTTTCTACAATAGCGCCGGATTTCAAAAGTTCATTTCTGTTGAGGTTTGGTACAGCATCGACATACGCACCGAATACTTCACCGTTAAAATTTTTGGTATCAAATAATGCCATAAAAAATCCTTTCTACCTATAACTTTCAAAAGGTAATTAGGTTAGCAACGGTATTACAAACATACCATCGGTTTCTCTGTTACATATACTGTTTAATATCAAGACCTGGATTTTCGTTCTTCATTTTCATCAGCTCAGCCATCGTATATTTCTGTCCTTCCTGGTGATGCTCTTTACTTGATGGTTTTGTAAAACGGGCTGCATTCTGCTGTGTCTGTTTCTGCTGCTGATCCACGAAAATTCCTGTCTTCTGTTTTCCGTCCTTGTCGGTAATCATCTCTGAGAAAATGTCCGAAATGGACTTTCCTTTTGCAGAATCAGCGTCCAGAGCTTTCGCAAGCTCCGAGCGGTAGTAATCAGCCGTAATGCTGTTCAAAAACTCGTATTTCTTCGCTCCCTTTTCATCTGTAGCCGTCAAGAAATCATTTACCTGTTTTTCGACCTCTGCCTTTCTGGCATCTGCTGCCCGTCCAGCTTTCTCTTCGTTGAGCTGTGTGGTGAGGGTTGTAACTTTCGTCTGTAATTCTTCGACATTCACGTCTTTAAATCCCTCCAGCTCTTTCTGCACATCGTCCAGCGAGTTCTTGTACTCATCACGCTTTGTAACTACCTTGTCATAATCTGATTTGGTCCGATAGTTTTCTTCCATCTTCTTTTTCAGATCTGCTTTTTTGTCTTCCGGAATCTCGATTTCGAGTTCTGAAAGAATTGCTTCGTAATTCTGCATTTTCTATCCTCCTAAACGTTGTTTTTAACTGCCCGTCGGCAGTAATGGATTTAGGCAGATCAACCTCTGCCGGGGTAATGGGAAAATAGGGTTCGAACCTATCAAGCAGTCCAAAGATCCAGCATCTTATGGCAGAATCAAGGGGGATGATGCCAGTTTTCCATTACTGTTTCCCAATTGTGTAATTCATAAAATAATAAGAAACACGCCGCGTTTTCAGAAAGGCTTGAGGAATGGAAAACGCGGCATATTTCAGACACGTTCCGAGCCTTGTGCAGGCTCTTAACAGGATCCCCTAGAACGTCGAAAGGAGGTGAATTGAACATCAAAATGACTTACAAGCCCATCCCAATTTCTTTTCACGCTCCTATCGTACTACATTCAATGTTTTTCGTTGTACCCATCTTGTCATCACGAATCAGCAAGTTTTCGAATTTGCTGCATGATAGCCTGTCTTTCGTCGCGGAAATCCGCATCAAGAATCATCGCCTGTAGCATATCGAACACCTCAACCATCAGGCGGCCGACGGAATCCATAAGCTTATCTTTGTGCACCGCATCTCCGTGTTCCTGGTACGCCATTTTTGCCGCAATGTATTCTTCATACAATGCATCAATATTCTTATCATATTTTCCGTTGCTGTACTTCTTAATCAGTGTCTCTGATGCATCCATCATGACCGATGGAATGCTCCCACACTCCATTTTCCGCATATTGCACAGTGTGGTTGTGATTTTGAACATTGCGTCAAGGTTATCTGTCGTGAGTTTCTGCATCGCAGATTCTTTTTCTCTTTCCAACTGCTTTTCCAGCACTTCTTTCACGTTTCCCATCATTCAACCTCGATTCCTTTCATGCGTTTTTTGTATTTTTCGTTCAATTCTTTCTGCGACTCAGTGATATGGACCATATCATAGCCGGTCGAGATCAGATCAAGAATAATTTTGTCAACCTCTTTCAGTTCATCGCCCACATCATCTATCAGCGAAGCTACAAGCATGAAATCTTCCACATTTCCTTTTTCAAGTAGCGTTGAGGCATAGATCTGATATACCGCTTTTGTCTCCTCTTCCCATTCACGATAGGCGGAAAATCCATCCTCTACGGCTTTCTGCTTAGTGCCTTTTCCGACGGAAATGCTTTTTGCGGCATACCATCCGTCCGGAATCATTTTAACCTCGCCAGAAAACGCATCTGGAATAATTTTCCCGTGCCGTTCGATGTAATACCGGCACACCTTACGGCGCTCAAGGCTTTCTGCGATGTGCTGGTACTCATGTATCCGTTTGTAACCTTTCAGCCCGAGAAAATCGAAATAATCTGCCATCTGGCCGTGCATCATGATAGCTGCCACGAAGCGGCTGTTGATTTCCGAAAAAATAGCATCCGCATCTGTTACGTCTGTTTTGCTTCGGAAAGTAATCATGATTCGTCACCCCCTACGCAACTTTTTTGATGATGAGGTTCGCGTCTTTTACCAGGACTTCGGTTGTAGAAATATTTCCGACTGATACAGTAAGGCTTGTTCCTGCCGGTACAGGGATCAGCGTGTCCGCGCTCACATTCTGATAAGTGTTCGCCGTAACTACGGTATAGTCCATCTCTGTTCCTCCAACCGCTTCTCCGTTCAGTTTCAGCGTAAGCACGGTCGCGCCTGCTGCAGCCGCTGTTACGTTTCCATTGAACTGTAATTCCACTGCGATAGGAAGGTTCGTGCGGTTCGTGATTGTGAAAATTCCGCTTCCCTCGATGTGGTTCAGCCATCCGCTGGAGCATCCACAACGACGGGATTTTACGCGGGTATTTGTGAATACAATATTCTGTCCTGCTGCTACTGTCTGTTCTGCTTTGGCAATTACATTTAACATAATTTCTCTCCTTTTCTTAACAAAACAGGGGTAAGCTCCACGCCTACCCCTGCAATTTTGCACAACTACTATTTCGTAGATTTGGAATCTTCCAACATGCTGATTATTTTATTTTGGTTTTCGATGATCCGATCAAGGTACTTTCTGTCCTGTTCCTGCAGGTGTTTTGCAATATCAGCATTGCTTGCCTGTGACAGGTCGCTCTGATAATTCATCGCCTGCAGGAATACACCGAACAGGTTCAGAAGATCGAGTGCGGACAGCTCGCTTGTGTTCATCACAGCACGTTACCGCCATTTCCGCAGCATCCGCCGTATCCTGTCATGTTGTACGCAAAATACGGGGAGCATGTAAGATAAGCCGGTGTAGGTGTCGGGCGTACCGCATCAATGATTGTACGGGTCTGAGAAACCTGTGAAATCTGATTGTACGCGTTCTGCAGATCGCGGTCACGGTCTGACAGCTTATCTCTAAGTGCCTGGATGGTGTTTTCCTGCATCATCTGTCTGGTTGCGTTTCCATCGGCCAGAATGCTCTCCTTGATGTCACAGCAACACTGTGCCATCTGCGCCTGCATATTCTGTGCCATGAGTGCCGCATCATACCGGCTCTGCAGGATTTCTTTCTGCGTTTCACAGCAACAATTCTGCTGTGCCGCCTGTACCTGCTGTAAGCCGAGCTGATTGGTGTAACGATTTTCCAATACGTCCCTCTGTGTCTGGCAAGCTGTGTTGGAAACGTTCTGATTGGTATTGAAAATGTCACGTTTTACAAATTCATCTGAAATGAAATTATCATGTACGCCAGTTTCAACGCCGCCGCGGTTCCATCCGCCCATCATCGGGAACAGAAATGCCAGCAGAATAATCCAGATCCACCAGCATCCACCGCCCCAGTCATCGTCATTGTTTCTCGTTACGGCTGCTACATCAGCCGCGCTAAGTCCCATTGTTCCATCTGTCATGGTTCTTTCTCCTTATTCTTCTATTTATTAAGGCTGTGCACCGCCCTAATATCTTATTTCATCAGCCCGGAGAACTGCCCCGGGTCCATCCCGTTCTGTCTGCACATTTCCTCGAATACCTGCTTCGGGTTCTTTCCCTTGCACATATCCATAGCTTTTTTAACATTCGGGTTCGTCTGCGCCATCTGTTCTACTGCGGCCTGCGGGTTGCCCGCCTGTTTGAGCTTATTGACCATCTGCATAGCCTGCATCATCGCGCCCATCGGGTTGTTACCGCCGCCCATATTGCCTATCATGCTCATTAATGGATTCATACGGGTTCCTCCTTATTCTCCGGCTTTTCGCCTAATCGCGTCAGTAGAGCGTCAAATTCCTGCCGCGTAACGTATTCTTGTCTTTCTTCTTTCGGCTGGCTCTGTGCCGGGTTTAGGGCTTCTGGCGAGATCTCGGCGAACTGAAACACCTTGAAAGTCGCGCTTCCCATGCCGTCCACAGACTTAACGTAGAACACAGGGCTGTTGTTGTCCATCATCCAGGCAGTGTGTCCAGGCTGGACAATCTGATTTCTTGCTCCCTCGATACCTGCAACCTGTATCCAATTTACGTTGCTGGTCGGCGCCTGCTGCTGTTGCTGACTTTGTGGTGCATACATGCTCATCTGCTGGTTTCTCGCCTGTTCCAACTGATTAATTCTCTGTTGAAGCATTGCCTGTTCGTTCGCAAATGCCTGCGGGTCAATATACGGATACATATTCATCCCTCCGTTCTCTTTCTACTCATATTTTAGGCGCAAAAAAAGGACTCTGACAGTTCGTCAAAGTCCCATGAAATGCTCAAAAAAGTATCAATCAGCATACTTTAATGATTTTGGTGTTTACGTTTCTACTGATCCGTTTTGCAGTAGAAACAGAATATTCATTAGTTCCGCACACTTTTCGAGCGGAATATTCCTACTCCGATAATCAAAAAGTGTACGTTCGTCACGCGTAAAATTACAATACGTGCGAAAATATTCCAGCTCCGGTACTGTGAATTCATACACTTTCAAGATAAGCCCTCTTAATTTTTCTTGTCGGTCATCGCATTTACAAGTTCTTCCCTCGTTTTTTTTAAGCCCTCGATGTTGTTCCCTGTAATCTTATTTTCGATTAGATTGAACATGCTCCTCATTATCAGATTCATATCATCTCGTTGGGTGCGGATAGAGGTATAATCTTTCTCAAGTTTTGACTTGATATCCTTGATATCCTCCTCCATCGTCTGCATCCTCTTTTCCAGATCCCTCTCGGGCTTTTTGAATTTCTTCCATGCTCCGGTCAGAACCACAATCGCGCCACCTACTGTAGTTATCCAGCCGCAAAGAATCATGATTTGATTAATCGTCTCAATCATCTGCTTTTTCCTTTTTGCGTTTTTGATATCGCCGTGCATCCGCTGCGGCTCTTGCTGCCTGTTTTCGGTCCCAATGGGCTATTTTCAATCGCTCATCATAAGTGCGCAGGTTGTTGTCTTCGCAAAACTTGCGATATGCTTTATTTTGCTTACTAAGCAAATTAGCTTTTTGCTCTGTTTTACTTTGCAATTTGCTTTTCGTCTCGTCATCGCTTGCGTTGTCTATAGCATATTGCAAAGTTTGAATTTGCCTTTTGCTGTTTCGTATCCTGCGTTCCAACAATCGTTGCCGCTTCTGTGCTTCTTCCACCTTACGATTATCTGCGTAAGAGATGTTCTTATCGTCAAATGGGTTGTTCTTTCCGTCTCCCGATCCGAAGCTATGACGGCAATTCCAGCCACCCAGCCCCTCGCCGGTGCCGTATCCGGTCACCTCGTAGAAATTCGGGTATTTCTTGTTTTTTCCGGTTCGGGAATAGAATCGCCCTTGCCACCAAAGATGATTCCCTGGGTTCTGCCCGCCGTCTCCCGTTCGTGCGCCTACATGAGCAGATACAAGAATGATATCCCAATCCATTTCTTCCATTCGCGCTTCTGATACATCACACGCTGCCTGCGCTATGCCAGTTCGTACGATGGTCATGGTCGCAGATTCAAGGCTTTGCCGGTATCCGGTCGGGTACTTGACTGTTAGCCCCTCATCTGACACTTTCTCAATAAGATCAGCCACAACAGCGCCGTAAGACTCGCCGCCGCTCAGAACTCTGTGGTAGGCGCTGTCAAGCTCGTTGATGAAGAGTTTTTGCGCTTCTTCCGCGGTCGTCCGGGTGAAGTTCCGCCATGTGCCCGCGGTCGCCTTATAGTCTCTTTCCAGTACGCGCATCAGTGTGGGGGAAAGAAGAAGCGGCGTAGGTACCAGCCCAGCCGCCTTATATACCGCGTCGTCCCACTTGAGCGTCTGTATTCCCGCGTCAACGCAGGCTGATTTGATCTCTGATAGCTGCTGATTGGTCGCCTTTGCTATCTCTTTCTGGATATCTTCCAGCAGATAGCCAGCTTCCTGCAGTGCTTCGATTCTCCACTTGTCCGCCGCTGTCAGCATGTAGTTTTCGCCGCGTTCCATGCGTGTTAAAATAGCCTTGACGATCTTACGCATGATCCGGTTGTGTAAATCCTCTGTGATGGCTTCTGCGCCCTCTGCCGCGCGCTGCAGATACTCCGGGGTAAGCATGTCTTATTCCTCTTTCTGTGCCTGTTTGATAATCTGGTTCGCGCCTGTGCTCGCAAGTCCGCTGACGATGCCGACAGCTACCGCATTAAGCACGTCATGCGCCGGAAAGTCCGGGATTGTGTACATACCAACAACGCCAAGCACCGCTCCCGCCAATCCTACTGCGCACGGAATCCACTTGTTGCTAATATCCGTTGCTTTCATCACCATGCCTACCAGATAGCAGACTACTGTGATGCATACTACTGTTGCTACTCCACTCATATCCATGTTATCATTCCTCCTTATATTTGCTGTCAAAAAGCTCATCCTCTTTCGGAGTGGCTTCTTCGACCATTGCCTTTGCGTCTTCCTCCGAGAATCCCTCGAACTTGACGAAATACATCCACGCCGGTACTTTTCCGGCATTAACGTAATTCCACCAGCGTGCACGGTCCTCCTCGCGGTTATACGTGATGTCGCCGAAATCATAAGTAACTTCGTACTCTCCCGCCGGACTCTCGCCGTACAGATCCGCATAGACGCTCAGGGCGTAATAGACGGCATCCATGCACTTCTCTAGCTGATCCCGCACATCCTTGATGTATTGGATCGTCCGCCGGTCATCGGATTCAACCTGCGTTGCTGTTACCATACCGTTTTTTTGGTCGAACACGAAATAGCCGTTGGAGAATCCAGCCTTATAGCCGATCTGCGACAATAACGCATTGATTCCCTTAACCCTCACTTCTGTGTTGAGTGTCGGGTTGATTTCCTGGTAGAAAGAATCCGGCCCCTCGCCGTAGACGTTTCGAACGTACTTCGGCAAGTTCTTTGTTGCGGCAGCTCCCGGGTTCACCTTATTAACCGGCGTGCCAGCCGGAGACAATAACCGATCATCTGCCAGAACGATTCGTTCACTGTCATTGATTTCTCCGGTCATGCGCGAGTACGCGATATCAAGGTCTTTCAGTTCTTCCAGAGCTTCGGCATATACCGGCAGGCCGAGTGGCGTAGACTTATCTACGTTATTCGCTTGCGGTGTCACGAATACGCCAAACATCGGGCCATCCAGGCTTTCTCCGTTCGCTTTCAGAATCGGCGGGGAGTCTGCCATAAGCTCAGACCATTTCGTATCTTTCAGAGCCACCGGATCGCCGATTGAATCCGGTGTTTTCGACCGATAGGCCCGATTGGAAATATAATAAGGACGTACTGTTTCCTCGCCCTGCTTCTCTTCTGCAAATCGGTGATATTCCAGCCGCGTGTAGTACCATTTTCCTTGCGTGTACGTATCTTTAAATATCATTCCGGTGATATTCTGGTTGTCATAATCGGTTATAAGCACTTCATCAGGTGTGAATACATCCAACGTCTTCCCGTTCGGCTTGATGACTACCGTTCCATACGCACAGCCATATTCCACCCATTTTCGGATACTGAAAAACACTGCATCCGTCTGTTGCTGCAGCCACTCCGCCCTTGCTGATCCCTCGATTGTGATTTTAATTGCTAGTGTCGCAAGCCGCGCTGTTTCGGAGCTTAACGATTTTGCAAAATTAATTGTTCGGATGCCGTTTTTTACATCTTTCCACGGCGGTTCTCCGGAATAAACAGCAGCGCATTTTTTAATTACCGTATCCATTACCGGGGATTCGATCGTATCAACGTTAAACGCCTGCTCCGCTTCGCTTCGAAAAAACATGCTTAGCCACCTCTTAATAGTTGTTATCAGTCCCATTCCTAGCCCTCTGTCACTTTTCTGCCGCACATCGGGCTATAATTGACGTTATGCGGCGTTCCCTCGATGCTCCCCGCCGCTCTTGTCTCAACCATCGTCTTGCGTATCAGCTTACACTGATAGACGTACCGTGCACGCTGATCGAATCTTTCTAAGGTTTTCCAATTCTTCAACTCATCGCAAAATTCGCACATTATGCACTATACCCCCTGCGATTAAATAATGGCTCATACGCATAACGCAAAGCCGAGATAGCATGGTCGTTACCGTCTGGATATCCGCTGATAACGTTCCCGTCCTTATCCCGGTCGTATTCGTATTCCGTGATTTCTTTGTACGCGTGCGGTGTCCGCTTCGGATCAATGACTAACGTTCGTGCCTGCAGGAATTTGAATCCGTATTCAATGCTTCCCGGTCCTTTGATTGCTCCCCTGGCTGGGAGTCCGGCATCCCTATAGTCGTTTACGGACTTAGGCTCCGCGGAATCGCAGATAATCGTATAGTCATCATACCCTTTTTCTTTGATCCATTTTGCTGTTTTCTCATTGCTCCACTTATTCACGTATAGTTCGTCAATGAGATAGATTTTCTCCCGCGCCGAATCGTAGTAAGTCCGCAGGTAGCAGTACTGATCCGGGTACCATCCGAAGTCAACGCCTGGATAGATACGGTCCATGTGGCTAATCTCTTCGTCTGTGATGTCTCGGATCTCCAGATATTCAAACACGTTTCCGCCGTCTCCGTTCGGGATGCCGAGATACTCATGCTCGTACGCTTCCGGATTGACTTCTTTTAGATGTTCCGCGTCCTCGATGAACTTCTTTCCGAGCCATTCCGGCGGCGCGTCTGTATAGCACGAGTGGTGTATCACTCTTTTCGGATTCGGCACGAGCTTAATTCGGTTGACCCAGTTACTTTTGCTTTTGGGAGGGTTGTAGGATGAGAAATCATAGGATATGTCACCTCCTCGCAAAACCGACTGATTCACGGAACGCTCCTGTGCGTCGCCTTTCATCTGGTCTTTCTCCTCTTTCCAGAGGATTCCAATATAACCAAATTCGGGCTTAATGGATTTCAGTTTTGTTTCGTCATCCAGCCCGCGAAAGTATATCGTCTGTCCAGTCTTTACATATTTTATTTCTAGCGGAGATACTTTAAACTCGAACTCTTCCATCAGCCCAAGTTCATTTATCGCCCATTTCATGTTGGCATACACGGAATCTTTCAGTGTTCCAGCCACCTGTCTCGTGATGCAGGCGTGCATCTGAGGGTTATTCTTGAGAATTTCAACGATTTTGAACGCCACATAGGATGATTTCAGACCGCCGCGCCCGCCTTCGAATACATATTCAATATTCGGCTCGATCTTACGGTTGATGTCAACGAATGCTTTTCCAATCACCCTTGCTGGCAGTTCATATGCTACTGTATCTGCTTTCTTATCCGCTACAAGCTGCTCCCACTTTTCCACAGCCATCATGTTTCCCTCGATGGCCTTACTGTACACCGACGCTACGATCCTCGCGTTGTTGTTCGCGCTTTCATCGTCAATTCCAAGCTTTGCGAGAGACTTTTTTGCCTGCGCAGGTGCCGGGTTCTCGGCTATCATCTTAGCCAGTTCGGAAAGGGTCTTTTTCTGCCTGCGCACCTGTCCAGACTTGATACCGCCTTTTCTGGCGTTCTCTCTTACCTCGCTCTTACTTCTCCGGTTTGTCGGTATTAAGTTTTGTTCGTTCGCCATTCCATCATCTCTGTTCCCTTTCCTGCTGCCACCACGCTTCCCACCGGCTCGCCATCAAAGCACCAACTAAATGAGTTTTCGTCGCTCCATGCGATCGTAGGTATTACCCGAAGTCCATTCATCTGCATATATGCCGCGCACCAGTGTTTTCTGTAATGGTTGTAAATCTGCATGGCTTTTGGGAAGTCTGTATACATGCTGAAATCCGGTGAAAGCACGTAGTCATAGTCTCTCAGTACCTCAATATACCTGTCCGGGGTGTTCCATACCCGTTCGAACTGGTAGTCATCCAGGAAGAAATGCACGCCCTTCCCGGCTCGTCTCGCAGTGCTCGCAGCGTAATTGAATCCGATCCACTCACACGGCTTGTACTCTTCCGGCATAATCTCTGGAATCCCGTACTCTCCCACGCCGGAAAACATCATTTTTTCAAGATTTTCGTAAGTTTTATTTGTAGGTATAAAAATCACCCCCATACTAATACACTTCTATTCTTAGTGTACTGGTATGGGGGCTTTTCGTTGTACCCTTTTTGCGCTTAATATCAGATTATTTTTCCGTTTCTTCGGATTTTTTCTCCGCTGATGGCCAAAGATCCACATCATAACCGTTTTTTACGATGACGTTTTTATCTGTGATACTTACAATCAACTCATTCTCTTTCGTACGCACCAAAATTTCGCTTACTTCTTTCCCTCCGATTATCATTCTAACTCCTTCCCATGCAGAAGCAGCAATCTATACAGCTCCTCAATTGTCTTCCGCCTGTATCCCTGGAAATCTTTCCGCTGCATTGGGATGTACTGCACCTGGCTGATCCGGTCATACCCAATTCCAAGCGTCAGATTCGCGAACAGGGCGCTCGATATCTCCGGGCAAGTCTTCTGTGCGGCCTGCAAGATAAGATTCTGGTCGTAGTCGTGCGCGTTTCTGCAATATGATACGATCTTATCCCCAAGTTCTTTCGAAATCCCGTAATCTTTCAAAAATGTGCTCCGAATGCTCATGGTGCAGCTCCTTTCTGCTGTTACGCTTCTTTTACTTCATCTCTCAGTTGACAGAATTTGTAAGTTACGTAATACGCTCCCACGTTGAATACCGCTATATGCGTCGAAATGTCAACCAAAGTTGCATCACTCCACTGATACGAATTTACGTTGCCATCCGCGATTGACGGGCGGCGGATCTTATACCTGTTCCCTATCACAAGCTCTTCTTTCGTCATTCTGTCTTCACTCCTCCGGCATATCCATATACCAAGCTTTTTCGATTTCATCCACTAAATACACAGCAACTCCTGCGTTGCATAACGCACTCTGCGTTGCGATCATGTCCAAAACTTCCATTGCTCTTTCTTCTGTTTTGTAAGTTCCAAGCTGTTCGAATTGGTCTGCGCAGATTTTAAAACAACCTCCAACCGTCTCAGCCACATAAAGCACTCTGCAAGTATCAATATTGAAGATTGCTTTCTTGTCCTGTCTTCTAATCAGCATCTTCTTCCTCCTCTTCTGCTGGCATTTGATACACATATTCCTGTGCAAGCGCTTGATACACGGTTACACGGAGTCCGCCGATCCCTCTACCCGCGTAAATGATTTCATCTGCTTTGCAGCATCCAATTTGCTCAGCAATTTCATCAAGAACCTTTTCTGCTTTCTTTTTTGTTTTATAGACTCCTACTACACCTGCTCTTGTCTCGATACCATACCGGCCGTCCGGTCCGCAGAACATACGGAAATGATTTCCGTATGTATCTACCACAAGATCTTTGTTTTGACTCTTAATTATCATTCCTTCTCCTTTTTCCTCACGCAAATCTCAACTGTTCCTGGCTGTCATCGATATTCAGATTCGGCACCCGTTCCCCTACTTTCAGATATGGGCAGTTGGCTTCTACCAGTTTCTGCGCCATAATCGGCACTACACTGTTCCCGATCCGCGCCACCTGCTTTGCAACCGGATAGCTTTTCCAGTTGTAATCCCGGTTGATAATATAATCTTTTGGGAATCCCTGCATCAGCTTCAGTTCTTCCGGCTTCAGCATTCGCAGGAAAATGTCATAGATGATATATTTTTCACCTTTGATGTTCAAAACCACATTTACCAATCCGAACCGGTCTTTTGTGGTGATCGTCCCGAGCGGATGGTCGAGCATTTGCCCGCATCCTGCCCCGTAATATTTGATCAGAAACGCAGATACCAGTCCAAAATGCCCTGGCGAAGTCGTTATGGTATGCAGTGGCTCATCACATCCCTGCCCGATGCCAGATTTATAATACTTTGTGACAAACGCGGTCACCAACCCGTACCGGTTTGAGGTGTCGATCGTCTTGATCGGCTCCGTTAAAAGTTGCCCTCTCGAGTCCCCGTCCCGCGTCTCTCCGTGATATTGGATGATAAAGGCTAATGCGTCTTGACTTTTTACGATATACGGTTCCGGTGCATCGATGATATATTTTTTTATCCCGTTGGCTATTCGTTTTTGCGTAGCCTCTGCCAGCGGCTTTTTCCGGTCAAATATCGACGTTCCGAGATCAGACCAATCAATATAGTCTCCGCATTCTTTCCACCGCTTTAAACCGGTGTTCCCCCTGCTGTGCGTTGGTTCTGGCCAGCGGATCTCTTTTCCGTCCCGCCGGAACACCGCATACCATCGTTTCCTGGTGGTCGGTGCCCCATAATCGGCAGCTACCAGCTCTCTGCAGTCGAATATGTATCCAAGGCTTTTCATCGACCGGATAAATTTCTGATAATCTTCTCCCTTTCTTTCTGGGATCGGATATCCCTTTTCATCCAGCGGCCCCCACTGCTGTATTTCTTCCACATTTTCCATCAGAATCACATCCGGCAGAATCTCTTTCGCATGCTTATACACCGCCCATGGAAGGATACGCAGACCGCGCTCCCGTGGTTTTCCTCCCTTGGCCTTGCTGTGGCTCGTACAGTCCGGGCTTGCCCACATCAATGCCACATGCTGATCTTTGACGTATTTCCGCAGGTTGACCTTGAAAATATCTTCGGTCAGATGCAGTGTGTTCGGGTGGTTGGTTTTGTGCATCAGGATGGCGTCCGGGTCGTGGTTGATCGCTATATCTACAGGCCGCCCCAGTGCCATCTCAATGCCAACGGAGGCACCGCCCCCGCCCGCAAAACAGTCAACGATAAGATTCTTTTTCATAGAATTACCTCCAGAATATCTTCCAAAGGGACATAGTGTTTCATGTTATTCGCATAGTAGACAACAGCACATTTTACAGTTTCTTTCGCTCTTTTGGATACATAAAACGCTTCCGGAATAACTCCGATACCTACATCACATTCCTCTTGATACTCTGCATCAAGACAACCTTTTACAATAACATCTCTATATCCAACAATTACTCCGATGAAATTCTTTTCAACATGTTTGAAATAGGTTTTTTCGATATACTCAACGTCTTTTTCGACAGTTCCATCATTGCCCATGCTCACAAGATTATTGTCCATTTCATCAGCAGTTAAAGTTTTTCTGTCGAGTCGCAACCATTTTCCGTCGTTAATTTTTTTATAAAAGCCTTTGCATTTTACCTTGTCGAATAAATTCATATGTTTTTCATTCAGAAGCCCGGTATACCCTTGCCCCGGCCGGAGGCTGGCTCCTTTCTTTGTGTTTGTTATTTTTTATGTTTCTTGTTCCATTCGTTCAGAAATTCAATTTGCTCCTCATCCTCTTTCGGATCTTTTTTCCGTTCCGGCGGGTCAAGCATTAGTTTTGCTGACGCGAGAATCACCGCGCAGAACAGAACAATTCCGATGATCTCCATTCTCTTTTCCTTCCTTTCCGAGAATCTGTTTTCTCGTTTTATCCCATTCTTTCAGAAGAGCATCCGGGAAATTGTTTTTATCGTATTTCGTTTCTTTCATTCTTCCGCCCCTCCAAAGCCAAACTCTTTTGCGAGATCCATATCCTCAAATTCCAGCGTCGCGCCGGTCTTTTCGTGCAACTCCTCGTACATCTTAGCCAGACCTACACTGTTCATCTTCCGTACTGCCGCAGTGTAGTTGTCCATGTACCGGTCAAGCGCCTTTTTGTACCCCCATGTCTCATAGATCGCCAGTGCCGAGCACACGACGTTCGCCGCGCTGATGCAGTCCTCTGCTTTCAGCAGCTTTTCCTGTGCTTCTTTCTGGTAGGCTTCGGACAGGTTTCTCTGCATCCTGTCCACCCATTTCCGCAGGATTTCGAGCTTGACACCTGTGATCCCGCTTACCTCTGCGGCTGTCATCGTCTCAGGGCTTAACCGCGTTGACGGCTTTTTCTTCAATTTATTGCTCATAGGTCCCTCCCCTGTCCTTTTCTTAGCGTTTCATCATCTGGAAGAAGCAAAACGCTACTGTTGCGCAGATAATTGCTGTTTTGATTACTGATACCATGCTTAACCTCCTGTCAATGCCTGCTCAAGCGCCGTGAAATCATAGTCACGCTGGTTAAAATTATTGAATTTGTTTTCTTTCTGCTGCTTCGTCGGCTCTCTTTTTCCCGGCTCATAATTCGCGTCGAGATAATCCAAGTAACCAGAATTGAAAAAGGTACTGCCGTACTGCGGCTTTCTCCAGTCCTCCTTTTCCAGTTCCGTCTTATACCTCTGAATTGCTCTCTCAAGCTCTTCATGCCCGATTTTAAGCAGTTTTTTCTTTGCTGTATCACTTACCTGCCCCTTGCCTTTTTTGTTCGGATACAGGCTCCACAACCGCTCGAAAAGAATCTTTGCTTCTTTGGTTTCCTCCGCCTTTTTCGCCGACTTCGGCTCTTCTGGTTCTTCGTGTTCCTCTTGCTTCTCCTCTACCGGCGGTGGTGTTTCCTGCTCCACAGCTTCTATTTTCGCCTGTTCCCTGTACCGCGCCTGCCGCTTCCGGTTGCTCGCCCGGATCTGTTCCAACGCGGCTACGTTCTGATGTTCTTCCCATCCAGGGATCAGAAGCGTGTTTTCCTCGTTTCGGCTTATCATTCCCATACTTTCCAGCGCTTTCATGGCTACCAGAATAGTACTTTCTGGGAATCCAAGCTCATTTGCGAGCATCGCCGGAGTATACGGGATGTTTTCGGTAAGGAAAATATATCCATTGGAATTGCACCGCCCTGCAAGAGTCAGCAGCATGACCCAGATAAGAACGATGTTGTTTCCCTCCGGCAGGCCGCGCAGATACTTGATCTTTCGATTATCGAACATGTCTATCGACATCTTAACCCACTTAACCTCGCCCATCGTCCGCACCTTCTTTCAGACTCATTCCCGCTTCGTATTCGCGGAATATTGTCATCCAGTCGTCGAGTTCCATCGTGACCAGGATCTTATGATTGTTTCTTTTGTGGAATACTGCGGGCAAAACGTCTTTTCCACTTTCTTTCGCGTCGTGTTTCGCCTGATCTATCCAATCATAGAGTTGCATTCGCTCTTGATGTTTCGCTTCCACGTGGATTCCCGGGAGGCCTACAACATCGGATGCGTCACCGGTATTTCCGCAGTATTGCGCGGTCCGGCGGGACTCCGTGTAGCCATACTCCCGGAACTTTCTGGAAAGCTCCAGCTCGAAGCGTTTCCCTTTCTGTTTGCTGTTAATCGGCATCTCTGCCCCTTTCCGGCGGCTCCAGCCAGCCGCCTTTTTTGTCGTGACATATAAAACATGAACCGTTTTGAGATACTCTGTTGACAGTTCCATGCTGGACTCTATGACTTCCCATCCGGGTTATCATCTACAACAATTCCGTATACGTGATACATTTTTTCGAAGCTCGGCATTCCGCGTTGATGCGCGATCGTGTGGTGCGTCCTGCACAGGCAGATTTTCCGGTATCCAGAATCATCCACCCGCCGCCGGTCATTTCCCATGCCTATTGTATCAACGTGGTGGATTTCTCCATCTTTCCCGCACACCGCGCATTTTCTGTGCTTGATGCACGCGTACAGGTACTTACCGACATCATCCGCGCGCTCTATTCCGCTGTCTGAGAGCGGTATTCCCTCTTTCAAGACGAAATCCATCACAAACGTAATGAAATCCCGTGCCGTCCCCATTGAACAGTCTGAAAGGGAAAAATACGGTTCTCCTGTCTCGATCATGTAATTACATTTCATAATCTCTTTCATCTCCTCCGGGAGATAGCCCAACTCAATAGCTATATCCCGAATGGTCGCGTATGCTTTCTTCCGCTGCAGATTGGAGATATGCCGCCCATCATCGAAACGCATTTCTGTATTCGTGATGGTTTTATTTTCAATTTCTTCTTTCAGCCTGCTTTTCGGTAGCCGCACTACAAGCCACGTATCGCCGTCTTTTTCCACGGATTTTACGATTTCAGCCAGAGCGTGCATTATGCATCACCCGTTGGCATCTCTACTGCATTCGGTGTCTTTTGTAATTTTTTCATTGCTTTGTTGTACTGCAGAATATTCAATTTTTCTAATGCATCGACTCCAAATAATGCAAAAATCTGTTCTTTTCTCACACCGGTACGGCTTAATTCAGCGTTGATTCTGCGTACCATCTCCTCGTTAATTAATGATTTCCCTGCATCCGCAGTTGATTGTTCATTTGTTTTTCGTGCTTCTGGAGATTCTGCATCTGGATCGTCTACCATATCCGCCGTTGGAATGCAGAACACCTGGAAACATGCGTATTTGTAAGCAATTGCCATTGCCTTATTGGTTGCCTTATCTCCTGTGTCCATTGCTTCTCCTACAATGGTCGATTCGACAAAGGAACCATCTTCCGCATAAAATGTGAATTTGATTTTGCAGGTCACATAATGCATCATTGAACCGTTTTTTGTTTGCATTTCTTTCACATCTCGTTCCAGAATATTCGGGACAATTACCACCTTGTTTTTTGCCAAAGCAGGATGCAAAGCGTTGTAAACGTCGTCAACGCTCCGGAATTTAAAGCCCTGTTGCTTATTAACCTTGTCTTTCCCGACCGCTCCGACATCCGCGATCACGCCAGCAATCGAGCGGTAAATCATCGGGTAGTCTCTGCTTCTGTCAACCTCCACAGCTCCCATTATGCCTGTCTCCTCTCAAAATAGATTCCGATGCTGTTAAAAGCAATTTCCACCTGTTCCAGCTCCTCCGGTGTAACAACAACCTTGTACCACATGGTAACCGTCTGCGGCTGCGGAAACGGCAGATCGTCGCCGTCCTCAGAATCATCGAGTGTAAAAGGTACTTCCGGTTCTTGCGCCGCCACTGTAGCAGCTTTCAGCGCTTCTTCCGCCTTTTTCCGTTCCTCTTCTCTTACTCTGGCGATTTCTTCGATTTTTTTTCGCTCTTCCTCCCGTGCTCTCTCAATCTCAGCCTGCCGACGCTGCTCCTCTTCCTGCTCGCGGCGGATGCGTTCCGCCTCCAATGCCCGCTTTTTGTTGTCCTCGTATGTATTAATCAGGGTAAGGGCGGCACCAAGGTCACGGCTCTTCTGATAGACCTGCAACGCATCTTCCACAACCTCAGACTGCGTATTGCTGATAATGCCGATCTCAGAAGCAACCTTTTCAGCCATCGCCAGAAGCTCTTTTTCGATCTGTTTCAGACTGGTGGTGGCGTTGTCCCACTTTTTCACATAGATCTCCTTGAGTGGCAGGTACTCCGCCCATTCACCGGCGCATTTTGCATACAGCGTCTCAACATCCCCATGGCGCTTGCGGATGCGCTCTGCCTCCATCTCTTTCAGCTGACTATCGATCATGCAGATCGGCTCGTCGATGATTTCAAGAAGCTCTTTTACCTTCTCCTCGAAGTCGTTGTAAGGCACTAGGCACTGCGCCTTTACTTCTTTCCGACGTTTCTCTACTTCTTCTCTGGTCTTCCGGAGAGACGCCAGTTCCGCCTTGGCCACGCTCTTAGATTCCTCAGTGAATACCGCTCCCTGATACTCCGCCATCTTTTCGGACAACTTAGCTTTCACATCCTCAAAGTTACACCGGATCACAGCCGGTTCCTGGCTAATTTCGATCTTTAATTCATTCATTTTCTTTTTCTCCTTCTTTTCTGTTTTCTTCTACTTTCTGCAATCCGAGAATCGCCGCGATTGTCTCAACCTGCGGGAATTTTTCAGATTCCAGATACCGGCGTACTGCTTCGATATAGCAGCTTGCGCCGTCCTCGACTCCCTTTGATGTGCTTACATCCATTCCTGTGTATTCATACTTTTTCATTCCTGTACCTCCACAAATTCTCCATTTTTCAGCGTGTAATAAGTGTTCTCTTTGATTTTTTCGCCGTCTACACGCTCTGTTTTTACGCAGATCGGCACATAGCGTCCTTTTTCTTCATCTTTCACCCATTCCGTAAGCGTGATCCAACTCCCCTTTTTTCCTTTTGCTTTTGATCTGCTGCCCGCGCACATAATCACAGCGTCTTCTCCGGTGCTGTTGATCTGCGCGTAGTCACCGGACGAGCCGATCTGCGCGGAGTCACCGGACGAGCCGATCTGCGCGGAGTAACCGGACGAGCCGATCTGCGCGGAGTAACCGGACGAGCCGA